GGGGGCTTGCGGCTCTGTCTGCTCCGCATCCTCTGCAGGCGGTTCTTTCTGATCGGCTTCCTCTACCGCCTCATTTGCTTCGTCTTCTTCAACTGCCTCATCCTCATCGGGCAAGTCCACGAAGAAATACATGTTTCCCATCATCTCTCGCACTGTTGTTGCGTACGACATGCCCCATTCGCTGTTACGACGGAGACAATTCACGTCCCGGCCTTCCGCCACAATGGCACAGGCTTGCTCAATTGAAATTTGCTTCATTTTTGGGTTCATGTTATAATTACCTCACCTTCCCTGTAGCTCGTCGGCTGTCATTGCTGACGGGCTTTTTTATTTGTAAGTTCTTACGGATCCATCACGGGACTCGATCATGTACCAGATATGCGAGTTGTTCTCTCTTGTTTTGAGTATTCTTTTCACCTCTGCCGCGCTAGGCAGCAGATCTATCAGCGGAAAAACAACCCACACGCTCAGAAGCCATGAAGCAAGCATCTCGCCGCCGGTAAATAGGTACACCAACCACCACAGTGCCAGCGGAACACTTACGAGCAGTGCCGCCCTCATGCGCTTGTACAGATTAATCAGCTCCCCTATTCTCATTGTGATATCCCCCTCGTTTGAATACTTGCCTGATTGCCCACAGTTCGCTCATCCTCATGCTCCCCAAGTCGTGAAAACGCAGGCTCAGTGTGTTGTAATTGATGCCGGTCATCCGGGCCAGCTCCGGCCGGCCGATACCCAGGTAGGCCATTCCCGAAGCGATCTCGGTCCGGAGAGCCACGAGCTGGGGATCCTCCCTCTTCTGTCTAAGCCTCGGCATCGCATCATCCCTCCTTCCTGGCTCTTTTATTCCGATACTTCGCTTTCGGGGTAGTCAATGGGCAAAAAAATATCATCCGGAGTGCATTTATACAGTGCACACAGCGTCAATAATGTCTCGTATGTGATACGCTGGCTCCCTTCCTTGCTCTCCAGATATTTGATCCTGTCCACAGGTACTCCCAAAGCCGCCGCTACGTCTGTTTGCTTCATTTCAGCATTTACTCTTGCCGCTTTTAAGGATACTCGCATCCTTTCACCTCCTTGTTTTTCATTGTCTCTTCGCTTTAGGCGAAGTGCCTTACAGCACTATACTACTTCACTTTCGGGGTAGTGTCAACCCTTAAAGTGAATTATTTTAAACCTTTTGTTGCGGGCTGTCCGCTTTTGATGTACTATTATTTCAGAGGGGATAGGGAGGGATCACAATGTCAGAAGAAACCATGAGAAAAATATTTAGCGCAAATCTGAAACGGCTACTTGAATTGAACGATAAGCAAGCAGTGGATATTGTTCGTGATCTGGGCATTCCGTTTTCAACTGTATCCAATTGGATTAATGGCTTGAAGTTCCCAAGAATGGGCAAGATCGAAATGTTGGCGGAATATCTTCACTGTGATAAGTCCGATCTGATCGAAGATAAAGGCGAACATGTTCCGGATAGTTACTATCTCACTGACGATGCCCGCGAACTCGCCCAATTCCTTTTTGAACACCCGGAATACAAAGTCCTGTTCGACGGTGTCCGCAAAGTCCGCAAAGAGGATCTGGAAGTCATCAAAGCATTATTGGAGAAATTCAGCTGATGGAAAATCCCGACACCTAATTTGCTACAGTGTTGTCGGAGGTGAAAACAGATGATTGTAAGATTGATGGACTTACCACCGAGGATTAAAGGATTTGTTGTCAGGCGGAACGGGGAGGATGTGATCGTCCTGAATTCCCGCCTGAACCGCGAACAGAACATGAAAACGTATCTGCATGAAAAGAAACATATTGAGAATGGAGATTTTGAGAAACTGAACGTTGATGAGATTGAGCGTGACGCTCATAACGAATAAAAACCCGACCTGATGGAGAGCAGGCCGGGCGTGTTCAGAGGTGTGTATGGAGCTCTTGAGGGGAGCCCTTAATGGTAAGCATATTATATCACTCCCCTGCTCCGGAACACCACCATTTTTTAAAGTGAGGTGTCGGAAAATGGCAACAGCTCGAAAATTGCCGTCCGGGAGCTGGCGGTGTCGGGTGTACTGGTATACAGATAGTTCCGGGAAGAAAATTTACAAAGCCTTTATTGCGCCTACAAAGAATCAGGCAGAATTTGAAGCGGCTCAGTTCTGTGCCACTGAAAAAGCATCCGCCCGCTCAGATTTAACGATCAGGGACGCGATCGAGCGATACATCGCAGCCAAAGCTAGAGTGCTGTCTCCGTCAACGATCAGAGGATACAGGCAGCTGCAAAGCAAGTATTATGATGATATCGGGAATCTGAGCATCTACAAACTAACCACTGAAAAACTTCAGCGGTTTATATCTTCCGTCAGCGATGGTCGGAGCGCAAAAACTGTATCCAATATTTACGGTCTGCTGATGTCTGCCGTGACAATGTTCCGCCCGGATGCTGTGTTCCGTGTGTCACTTCCAAAACGGGTCAAACAGAAAAAGACAGCACCCGACAGCAGTCAGATACAAGCTCTGTTCCAGGCAGCTGATCGCGAAATGAAGATCTGCATCGCTCTGGCAGCGTTCGGATCACTCCGACGCGGCGAGATATGCGGGCTGAAGTACAAGGATATCCGCGGATGCCTGGTATCGGTCCATGCGGACATGGTAGAGGATGCGGATCACAATTTTGTCTATAAGGAAATACCGAAAACCAGCGACAGCGTGAGGGTCGTGCAAATACCTCAGCCCATTGCTGATCTGATCGGAACAGGCCCGGCAGAGGGTTTTATCATCCAACATAATCCAACATCCATAACGCACCGGTTTGTAACGCTGCGGAACCGTCTCGGGATTGATATGCGGTTTCACGACCTGCGCCACTACTTTGCCTCGATCGGAGCCGTGATAGGCATTCCGAGCACGTATTTGTCGGATTTTGGTGGATGGGGCCGGAGCTCCAAGGTCATGCAGGAGACATACCAGAACATTTTTGAGGCGGACAAAAAGAAATACCAGGACATGATGACAGAGTATTTTTTAAGCATGATTCCGGAAAGTATGTCATGAAATATGTCACGACATAAGAAAAAGCCCTGAAAAATCAAGGCTTTTAAGATGGGCGCAACGGGGCTCGAACCCAATAATGCACCAAAACAGAAAAAACCCGTACTTACTGGATTTTGATTTTTCCAGTAAATACGGGCTTTTTCAATATAAAAACATTTTATGAACACACAATGATTTTATGATTTCGGGAAAAAGTATGTCACGAAATATGTCACGAGATGACACGTCACATCTGCTCAACCCCTGCCTCAAAACCTGCCGCCTTGAGACGCTTTACGAGAGCATCCGCATTTGCCTTGACGGAGAAAATACCGCACTGAGCAATCCAGTACTGACCATACTGCTTGACGATGCAAGCAAATCCTGCCGCTCTGACCCGTGATGCGATCTTGGCGGCATTGTCCTGCAGCCGATACGCTCCGACCTGTACACGGTACTGTTTTGCCGGTGCTGGTTCATGCGTCGGCTCCGGAGCCTCTGTGACCTTCAGGCGGATAATGCTCCCGACCTTCTGAGCTCCGTAATAGGTGTCGCCGATCCACGTGCTCCATCCGGCTCCGTCTCCCTGCCCATTAGCGTAAGCATGCCCGGAGTCCAGCCACTTTCCGTCACCGAGATATGTGTTGGTGTGTCGCATATCGTAGTACGTCACGATGTCCCCGGCGATGATGGTTCCGTCGTTAATTGCATCATTGACAGTTTTCTTTCCGCCCACGCTGATCACGTCAGCGACCGCAAGCACGGCCTCTTTGATCTTGGCGGACTTCCACTTGATCGTTCCGCCTCTGTCGCCGTAAAAGCCTGTTACGCCGTCAGGAATGGCCTTGATCATCTTCAACGCCCAGTTTGCTGTTGTTGCGCAGTTCGCGCGGTGGTTTCCTGCCGCCAGTGCCTTAGCAAATGTGGCTGACGTGGAGCTGTTGTAATAGCCCCATTTAGCCCCTGTCTGCTGAGATTTGATCATTTCAGCGTTCATCTCGTGGCAAGCCGCTACAAGACGCGTACGTGCGTTCTCAGCGGGCTTCTGTGCTGCCTGCGCTGTTGTTTTCGTTTCCGCTGTCTTACTGGTCGGAAGATCGTACTGATGCAGGTCGTACTGATCGATCAGTTTCAACACCTTCGTTTCGTAACTTGGATCCGTGCAGTAGCCTTCCGGAACTGCATCCGTCCCCGTCCCGATGCGGATTGCATGGATGACCTGCTTCGCATCCGTCATACCTGCTATGCGTGCATATTTCGGCCCCTTGTTGTTGCGGACATGGAGTAAAAACATTTCATAATCCCGCAAGCACTGTTCATAGTCTGTATACGCCCGGAAGCTGCCGTTAACATATGTCAGTTTACCGCCATAGTACTCCGGCGTTTTCTTCATGATGCTCTTGCCGTTCCACGCGGAATACTCAGCCCATGAGAAATTGATCAGATCGGTCTTCATGCCGAGCAGGTTATTCACCTTAACCAGTTCTGTCGTATCCGCACCCAGTCCGAACCCGGTTTCCAAGCATGCCTGAGCCGTGACCACCGATGCCAGGATCCCCGTTTCCGCCTGCAGAGCTGTTGCGATGCTTCCGACAGACTCAATGAATTCTTCTTTGCTCGCCGGAATGCCGCTCATGATCTTGGTGATCGGAAGCGGATCCATGGGAGCTCCGCCGCTTCTGCAGTCCATGATCATCTTTTTGAAACCCGACCATGTCACGGAGCCATTGTCATAGACAAAAGGATTCGGGCAGATCTTGCCGTTCACATCGTAGTGGCGAATGACGTGCTCGATATCAACATCCAGTTCCGTCATCAGCTCTGCAACCAGCTGAGCGGCGGCTCTGATCGTTGCCTCAGTAAAATACCAGTCCTGATCAGTTGCGTTCATGGTACGCGTGTTTTTCTTTTTCACGCACATTTCGATGCCGATGCTGTTGCTGTTTTTGCAGATACCGTAGTACTTGCCTCCACCGGAAGACTGCCGACCGCCGCCGCAATGCCAGGAATAATAGTTGTAATAGTCATTCCCCTGCCAGATGTCTCCGCCATGCCCGACCCAAAAATCTGCAGATGCTCCGACGGAAGTGCTGCGGTAATAGTCGGTGTTGGCCTTTGCGTCGCCCAGTGCACCCACATAATGCACCACGATGAACTTAATATCATTCTTGCTCCGGCGGCTGGCTGTGTGGTTGATTTGCATGAGATTTTTGTTAATCTTGATATCCATAAAAACCTCCATATAGCAAAAAAGAGAGCCCCGAAGGGCTCCCATAATTGGTCTTATTTAGTTCCGTCATCTGAACCGTCTACCGGATCATCTTCTGAGAGCGCGTCTGCCGCTTTCTTAAGCCTTCTGGTCAGCCATACCGGGACGGGAATGCCTGCCTGATCCAGATTTTCCAGTACGCTCAGGATCTCCATGATGACTACATACCCGGAGATAAATACAGGTACGTCAACAGGCAATGCGATCGCCTCATATATCACGTAAGCGACCACAATGATAAGCAGCTCACCTGATTTGCGGAACAGGCCCTTGCGCATCTTGGTACTGTCCCAGGTCCCGTTGACCGAAGCCTGGATCCAGCCGGTGACCACATCCGCGGCCATCAGCACGAGCGGCAACAGAAACACCCAGAAGCGATGTGTGTATGATATCTCCTTTAACATGTCCATTGGCATTTTCCTCCACATAAGGCATAAGAAAAGAGCCCCCGGAGAGGCTCTGGTTGATAGTTCTTGAATTAACATGATCCCAACAGGGAGGACTTCTTTAGAGACTTAAATTTCGCAATAAGGCTGCTATTTATCAAGAAATAAGAGCCAGCCTCATAATGGATGCAATCGTATATGTGGTTTTGGTTGTAATGCTTAAAGTTCCGGCATTTATCGTAATACTGTCCACAGCATCCGAAGAGACAATCGTCCGTATACTTGATACTACTCTGTGGGTAGTAACCAAATACATACCATTGTAATTCCCATTTGAGGAGTTCAGCTTGCCAACGGTAATTAGGTATATCGACTGAAAATCAAGCGTCTTTGTGTAAGTGTCAGCCATATCCATCGAGAAGTTGTCAGTTTTAATGCCGTCTGTCCTGCTATTTAAGGCTGCAATTGCCGCCTGTACCGACTGCTTCGAGCCGCCAACAGTAGAGTCTGCATACTCCTCAATAATTGCTTTGGCAAGCGCACTGTAATCGACGCTGTACGCTTTCCCGGCCTTCTCCACATGGAACAGCGTGCCGGTCGCCAGCTTGGTCGCTAAGGTCTGTAAGTCTTTGAGTAACATTTATAGCCCTCCTTATGCAAAATCAATAATCAAAATCCGGATTAATTACATATGTAAATTCGCCCGTTAACCGCACGTCAATGGTAACAGGGGTGGTGACTGGGTTCCCGGATCTGGTTGTAAAAAAGAGTTTTACAAAACTGTGTTTCTTGTTAGCAGCTTCTGACCATGGATAAAGCGCCAACGTATAGTCTGCTCTTTGCAACTCTGCACAGGCGATGCGCATTCTTGGGTGATAAAAATCGCTTACCATTCCATAACTATATAAATCAGCAGCGCCGGGAAGCTTATCTGCAATCGTGCAATTGTCCATGTTTGATTCTTGTACCGTTTGCCCTAAAAGATAAACATATATATTAAAATATACGTGTACATATGGGCCAAATAGAGTTACAAAAAGCCTCGAACCACTGCTAGAGTAAACCGCTTTCCCCCAGACATATTTCGTATATCTATATGGCGCAGCCATTAATCTGCTTGCAAAAGTGACTTCTTTCGTAAAACGAACATCTTTATAAAAATAAATGCTAGCAGCGGCGGCGCTAATCCCTTTTACATAATCAGAATAGATGGCTATAGCATTCTGATATGTATTATCCGCATTTAATACTCCAAGATGTAACCATGAGTTCGCTCCTGCTTCAATACCATATCCAATGTTATACTTGCCGTCTGTTTCTTTTATACTGTTATTGTATACGCCGCTTAATTGTGCCTTTTTTTGACCATCGATATTAAAGAAAAGTTGCGAATCTGTCAAAACCGTTTGCGAGTCATAGTATTCTCCTGTTTTACCGTTAAGTATTTTGCCATTATAAATCGTTTGACCATCCGGCTTGAATGTCATACCTGTAGCGTTCAATCTAGCCTGCTCGATATTGTTCGTATCATACAGTATGATCTCTCCGGCCTTGTTCTGCGTCTTACCGACTTCAATCGTTCCGCCGATGACAGCGTTCTGGCAGATCAGCGTTCCGTCCTCTGTCATACTGGAGTTCTGCGCCTGCCATGAGATCTTTGACGCTTTCATCCTGATGCTGTCCGCATTCTGTTCAACGACGCTTCCGACGCTTTCCTCGAAGCCGTCCTTCATAACCACTTCCGACCGAATGCCTGCAGCTGTCTGTGATATCTCCGACCTCAGCGTTGTTTCCTTAGTATCTGCGTATGTCTTTGCATAGTTCTTTGCGTTGCTCTCAGCTGTACCTGCTGACGCATCCGCATACACCTTCGTCGCGTATTTCGTCTCTACCGTTGATCTGATGCCGTTCGCTGTCTGCTCGATCTCAGCCACCTTTGACATCATTGTCCTGCCAACGTCGAACTGATTCAGTTGTTCGTCGGACGCGATCAGCCGGATCTTGCTGTTGGTCTGTTCGATGTTTGCGTTCGTCGTGCGGTAGATGTAAAGCGGATCCACATGCTTTGTGATCATGACAGTGTCGTAATGCTCGCCGTCGGACCCTGTGCACTTGAACGTCACCGTTGACTGCGTGTCGGAAAACAGGGAACTGCTCGGAATAATGGAAAGCACATTGTCGTTGATCGCGATTCCGTCCTCGCCGTTGATCACTTCATACCATGTCTCTCCGTCGTAGGAGTATTCCCATTTGTCGACTGTCAGGTCGCCTTCCGCCTTTGCTACAATGTCGATCTGCTCCGGAGCGTAGGTCGCCGCCCCGGAAATTACATTGTAATCGTAGGACATGAAGCCTTCAGCGCTCGGTGTCAGCTTGATCAGCGTTCCGTTCTTATATCTGATGATGTTGATTGGTTGTGATTTAATCATTAAGCCACCTCAATCGGGTTCCCGTTTCCGTCCTCAATTCTCACGTTGTTCTCGTTCGTGATCCAGAAGTACGAAGCAGGGACCAGTGCGACAGACACACCTGCTTTTTCATCGCAGTAGTTGTCGTCTATCGTGATTGTGTATGTTCTACCTTTGCCGGCAAACTTCTCCGCCTGGTTGTCGATCGACTGCGTCCAGGCATAGTGATACGTGTATCCATGCGGATCGATATCTGTTTCCTCGCCCTTGCAGACGATGGCGGTCAGCTTGACCGTGGACGCGACCTCTCTGGCGGTTGCAGTCGATTTGTCGGAAGTGATGTAGACATACATCGCATCTTCGCCGGGATCACCCTGCTCGCCCTGCGGGCCTGTCTCGCCCTGATCGCCCTTGTCACCTTTGTCTCCCTTCGCTCCAGCCGGGCCTTGCGGGCCTGTTGCTCCGGTATCACCTTTATCACCTTTTGCTCCAGTATCGCCCTTATCTCCCTTTGCTCCGGGCGCTCCGGTTGCACCTTTTTCACCAGTGTCTCCCTTGTCGCCCTTATCACCTTTGTCGCCTTTAGCACCGGGAGTACCTGCTGCGCCTGTCGCACCAGTATCACCTTTGTCCCCCTTTTCGCCCTTCGCTCCGGCAGCGCCTGTTGCTCCAGTGGCTCCACGGGCTCCGGATACGCAAACCGGATCAGAGTCTTCGTACGAACCGTCAGCGTTGATGACTCGGCGCTTCGTCCACATATACATATTCTCTTTCCATGTGGGAGCCGTTGTCGACCACTGACCGCCGAACAGCTGCGTTGGTGATGTTGACTGGTAGTAATACGTTATGAAGTCGCTGATAGTGTCGGAAGACTTGGCGTAGGTCCCGGAGAACTCCGTCCTGAGTCCTTCAGCTGTCGCTTCGATCTTGCCGGAGACCGCCTCAGCCGTGTCATAGTTTCCGAGCGTGCTGTCGGTGTAACTCTTTGCGTTAGCCTCTGCGTTGTTCGCATAGGTCTGCGCATTGTTCTGCACACGCTCAAGGTCTGCCGTTGTGACTGCGCCGATCTCGCCGGGATCCAGTGAGATAGAGATGTCGCCTGTCTCGAGGTTCCAGTAGTTTTTCCCTTTGGTGTCCGTGATGATGCCCGTCTTCAGCAGGCTGGCGTTCAGTATGCCCGTCGTGATGAAGTCCGCAACGAAACCACCGTCGAGCGTTGCCGCTGTCGTGTATGTCCCGTCATAGCCTGTCGATGAATACCCCCAGCCGTTTGCGTTGAACCTCCACACATGAACCGCTGTCAGCTTGTCCTCTGTGTCCATGATCAGGATCTCGTTCGGCTTTCCGTCGGCATCAGTACCGATGACCACATGACCACCCAAACCGCCCTTGATCAGCTGTGTAGCGTTCTCTATGGCTGTCTGCATGGCTGCAGTTGTCGGAACTACCTTGCGCAGTTCCTGTATAGCCTTTTCCGTGATGATGTCGGTATAGATCTCTTTTGCCGTTCCAAGCTCCAGCTGCTTGTACCGTTCGAGCATAACGTCGTAAGTCACGCTGATGACCTTCTGCTTGACTGCGTTTACTCCAAGCTGTGGGTAGAACACAGATACCACATCGCAGAGGCTGACCCTCTGCAGAGGGGCCACAGCATCGTAGTCCGGTGTCTGCCAGAGCGCAGTGAAATCGACTTTGATGTTTTCCGTCGGAAGCCACGGAGACGACGATATCAGCTTTGATTTTGCTTTTGCTCTCAGCTGTTCTACCGTCGGCTCCTCGGCGAAGTCCTGCGTCATGTCGAGCACAACAGGCTCTATGACCGAATACCCTGCTTCGATCGGATTGCCGTCTCCGTCCGTGATGACCATGCGCGTCTCCGTCGTGATCGGAGTTAAGCGGACCTCAGTCTCATCCGATACGACTACGTTCTCCGGCAGAGTGACGACTGTACCGTCTGAGCCTGCCCAGTACGGAACAATGGCGCTGTATGTATCCCCTGCGTCGATGTCCTGCGTGATGTCGGTCATGTTCTTTCCGTACCGTATCTGTACACCGTTATCGCTTCCGCGGTTCAGATACAATTTTACGGCAAATTTATCGTATTCGTATTCGCCTTTGCCGTATATGTCCAGGATAGAGCCGGCGGAACCACTCAGCAGGTCCTTGGCCACTCTCGGAGCAGTCAGGATGAACGGAGATGTCACGCTTTTGTCGGTCCAGAACGTGAACGGATTCGTATTGACGGAGTTGTGCGGGATTGCTGTGATAGCTTCCATGCAGGTCCCTGCCGTGTATGGTTTGACCACGATCTTCCGGAGCCTGTAGGAAATATGATGTGCATAAAACGTTACAACCCCGTCGATCGGAGCCGTGCGCTTATAGATGTCAAAAGGCTGTATGTCCTTTTTATCGTCATGGATGACTGCAATGATGCGGTTTTCCTTAATATCGCTGTAATGTCTGCCGGTGATGGGATACTGGAAAGTACACTCATACACGCCGTTGCGTTCTTCCGTAACCTCGCACGATATGCAGTCTACGAGCCTTCCCAGTCCGTTCGTCCTAAACTCTGTTTCTTCGGGTCTGTATAAGATCGGGATCATACTCTCCACCACCTCGGAGTAATTGCTACTTTGGTTATGCCTGTTCCCAGTGTTATGCCGTTCTCTCCGGCATGGAGCGTCGGGAAATCAAGGCCCTGTATTTCTATCTGATCGTTGCAGGAAGTCGCATCATGATACGCTTCCATTGCTTCGCAGTCGATGTCGGTGTATTCGTCGAAGTCATTGATCAGGATCGAGTTCTCACCGATACCGATTCGCCCTTTTCCGTACACTCTGATCAGTGGCTGAGCGTCGAATGCAGTCGGATTCGTTATCGTTCCGTCAGCCGTGAACGTCTGCACCGTATCACCGCTCACCAGATACCGCTGAGGTTTGCAAAAGAACGTGATGTCGAAGTTCCCTGCGTTGTTCTTACTGGTAGCCTCGACCTGCAGCTCGTTCTGGTACAGCGCAAGTCGGAACTCATCCGGATGATACGAGTCTGTCAGCCGTTTATAGCCTATCTGCGACAACAGGAAGCTCCGGAGCGCCGCCATGCCACTCTCAAAATTTGTATACATAAAAGCCGGATACGTGAGCTCAACGTTCTCAAGCCGGCGGTCATTCCCGACCAGCTGACCGTTCCTGCCCGGTATCGTGAGCAGGCTGTACACCCGGGAAGGGGAGTTGAATGTCCCCTGCCCCGAGATATATACACCGAGATCACGACTGTCTGTTCCGGCAAAAGTAAAGTAATTACGCATATGCGGCCTCCCTCTGCTTCTGGAGCAAAACAAGCCTGTCCTGTATAGCGTCCGCAAGCTGATTAACATCCTGCCCGGGCTGAGCATAGACGTTGATCGTTGTGTTATAATCTCCGCTCGCCTTCGTGAGTTCTTTCAGCTTGTTCAGCCCCATGACGATCTCAGCGCCGTGTCCGTCACCGAATCCCTTGTAGCCTGCCGCTGTCGGAACTACCGTGGGCTTGTTGAACATAACTGCGTTCTCATACGCTTTTTTGTACCACTGGACCGATATCCTCGGTATCGATGGCGGATTAAGGCTGAAACGCCCAGTCATGCTGAAATGAGGCAGCTTAAGCCTCGGAAGATGCCAGTCAAAATTGAACAGGCTCTTCAACCGCTGTACTCCCGCCTTGACCATGTTAATGGCTCCCTGGAACGGTGCGGCAATTGCTGACTTCAACCTAGTGAATGTATCTGCTGCCGCCTTTGTGATGCCATTGAAGCCTGCCATCGCGGCGCTCTTAATCTTTCCGGCTGTGTTCTGAACGGTGTTGGTGATCTCGCCCCAGGTCCGTTTCATATTCTCGCCGATGCGCTGCATGGTCCCGCCGAGGGAGCTCATCAGGTTGCTCATACCTGCCTTGATGCCGCTCCAGGCATTGGCGAGGCCCGTTCCGAGGTTCTTCGCCGCAGCCTTGACTTTGTCCCAGTTCTTCACGAGCAGGACAGTACCGGCAACCAGCCCGACGATAATAGCTCCACCAACAAGCAGAGGCCCAAGCGTCGTGCCCAGTGAACCGATAATGCCGATCAGACCGCCTCCGCCCTGGATTGCAGACGAAACCGTATTGATTGCTCCAAGAAACTTCCCAAAGCCGACCACAGCGCCGCCTACCTTGCTGATGGTCTTGCCGACGATAACGAGCAGGGGACCGATAGCCGCAACCAGTCCGACAACCTTGAGGATGTTTTCCTTCTGAGAGTCGGTCAGCTTATCCCACCATTTCTTAGCGCCCTTTACCTTATCGGAAACCTTCTTCAGCACCGGGATCAGCATCTCGCCCAGTACGCTCATCAGGTCTGCGCCGATCACCTTCAGCGTGTTGAATGTCGTTGCCAGGTCATCCACCGGGTCCTGCGTGGCCTCGAACGTGCGCTGAACGCTACCCATGTTGTCCTTGATGTTCGTACCCAGTGCGTTGAAGCTGATTTGACCGCTCTCGCATGCTTTTGCGATTGCCGGACCTGCCTTCGCGCCGAACAGGTCGCACGCTATCTTCATGGAGTCTGTAGATGTCTCGGCGTGCATCATTGCATACTGCACTTCACTGAGGGCCGTAGTCATCGGCTTGCCCTCTGCAGATGCGTTCTGCAGGGCCTTCTTCAGACCGGTCATAACCGTAGAAGTGTCGAGACCTGCCATCTCGCAATTTCCGAGGAAGTTCGCCGCGTCGGATGCGGAAAATCCCATCTCGGTGAATGCTGCAGAGTTTGTTACCATGTTCGCCGCGAGCGTCTCGACCGATACACCAGTTCTCTGCCCGACTGCGTTGAAGGTATCCAACAGCGCTCCGGTGTCCTTCGTCTCGAGACCGAATGCCGCCATAACCTTCTGCGTCTTGTCGACCGCAGAGCTTACGTCTGTGTTGTTCAGTTTTGCGAACTTGAGGAAATCGACTGACAGGTTCTGCAACTGTTCCCCAGTTACTCCAAACCTCGTATTGACTTCTCCGACCGCTTCACCGGCTTCACCGAAACTGACGTTCATCAGCTGAGGGATTTCCTCAACGATGCCTTCCATCTCTTCCAGTGCTTCGCCTGTTGCTCCGGTCTTAACAATAACCGTGTCGAGGCCTTCGTCTACGTCGCTCCATGCTTTACCGGCAACTGCTGCCACGCCCATGATCGGAGCCGTGACCTTCTTCGTGAGCGTTGTTCCGAGTCCGGCAATCTTATCGCCGGCTTCTTTTATCTTTCCGCCTGCCGCCTGTATCTGCTGACTGGCGACGGAGCCGAAATTTTTATATTCTTCCGTCAGAGACTTCAGCTGTTCCTCGGTCGCTGCTATCTCTCTGGTCAGTGCTTCCTGCTGTTCCTTCGTCTCTCCGGATGTATCTGCGTCTTTCAACTGTCTCAGGGCATCTTTTTCCTGATCCAGTTTTGCTTTCGTGTCCGCAATAGCTTTCGATAAAAACTCTTGCTTCTGTTTCAGCAGGTCTGTGTTGGACGGATCCAGTTTAAGCAGCTTATTGACATCTTTTAAACTGGACTGCGTCTTCTTGAGACTGTCGTCTACTTTTTTGAGCGATTCCGTGAGTTTGGTGGTATTGCCATCAATCTCGATCGTAATGCCCGCTATTCTGTTGGATGCCATCTGCTCACCACCTTAAAATCTATCCATATCCGCCTGTGATGCGAGCTGGTCATACTGGCAGTCGTCATTGCCTGCCTCGATGAACATATCCATCACTTGCCCATAGCTTAAAAAATCCAGATCAGCCAATGAGAGACCGATCTGGATCACTCGCAGGATAAACAGCGACAGGTTCCATTCGCGATCTAGTCTGCGTTCTGTTTTTTTTCCTTAGAGGTCGTGACTTTCTCACCCTCATATACCAAACGGATATCAGCCAGAGCATTAAGGTAGTCTGCGCGCTCGAACTGATCCATCCAGTCAAGGAAAGCGTCTTCGCTTAGCTTCAGCATATCCTTGCGGCTCCGGAGCTCCGCGAACTTAGCCATGACGAAACCCATGCGCTCGAGCAGTTCGATCATGTCTCCCTCGGAAACGTCCTTGCCCGCCTGAATCCGGATCGGGTCATCCCCGAAGATCTGTCTGTAGTAAAGGTCGCAGGATGCCATGGCGAGCATCGGGATCTCTTTATCTCCAATCTGTACGATCTGGTACATAAGTCACCTCTTAAGCGTTGATTGCCGGGATGTATACGTTGGTGAACCAGCCTGCGTATACGTCCGCGTCGGTCGTGTCGTTGCACTCTGCTTTGACAACGTTCTTATCCAGAGACGCGTTATAGATCGTTGTCGCTGTCAGAGAGAGCTGATCTGTCTCCGGGGAGACGTTCTCTTCCTTGGTGTTGCCGTTGTCGGTCGGTCTGCCAGCTACGCAGTTGTACAGTACGCGGCGGATTGCCTTTGAATCACCCTCAAACTGGAACAGCAGAGCGAAGTGAGCCGGTTCTGCGTCCGCATCCTCAACAAGGACCTTTTTGGTGTCCTCGACATATCCGAGCACGTCCTTTTTGAAGCTGTCCGGAACCATAGCGAGTGTCAGATCGCCTTCATAGCCGTTGTTGGCGGAGCTCATGTAGTATACGATGTTGTCCGCATGAAACGGTGTCAGTTCGCCCTGAGGATCCATTGACAGGCTGACAGCGCCCGGAAGAGCGACAGGTGTTTCGTAAGTCGCTGATCCGTCTGCCGCAATCGTCGCAACAGCGTAATATACATTCTTGAGGCCATATTTGATTTTGTTACTCATCGATTAAAACCTCCATCTCATATTCTTGCATGAACATTTTGTCGTCACTCAGATAAGACTCTTGTCGCGTGTATATCATGCCGTATGCATCAAGCTGGCTTTCGACAGCCGCTTCCGCCGCAAAGTCCTTATCCTTCGTGTATAACTCTATTACCAGAGTCAGAATTTTCTTATAGCTTCCGTCATCTGCCGAAAAAGCCCGCGTCTGCGGGTAATGGAACACTACATAAGTAGGCGGAAGCTGTGTGCGTTCCGGGAACAGCATATAAGCACTGGTGAACCCGATGCCGCTGATCATCTTTGCAATATCTTTAAATGTCATTCCAGCTTCTCCTTTATCTTCCGCAGAACTTCGTCGTTCGCCCATTCCTCAACAGGCCTGATGTGCGGAATCGGTGCTGTCCTTCCGCCGCCTCGCTTAGCGTGCCCGTTCTCCAGCAGATGCGTCAGACGGTATTCCTTGTTGCTGTATATGATAGAGCTGACGGAAAGCCGTCCTTTTTCAGTCTTCTTTCGCCAGCTCTTCTTATACGTTCCAGGAGTGCGTCCCCTTGAGGCGGGGTATGGTCCGCGGTGCACCGGGGAGTCTGCCTTCACCTTCTTCACTGCTTCCGTAGTCGTCTCTTCGACTGCCTGAACCAGTGCCTCTGATGCCTTATCGCCATATTCCGACAGGATCTCGTTCACCTGATCGCGAAGATCATTCGTTTTCATTCGTCCCGCCTTTCCGCTCGCAGTACAGTTCGACTGTTCCGTTGTTCGGGCGATATTCGCGGTAAATGGAATATCTGACGGACCGCGCAATAATGACCGTCTGACCGTCATAGTCGAGGTCTGTCATGGTGAACCGGATCTCCGGGTTGAGCCCGGCCCTGCCGCCGTCGAACACTTCCGACGAACTGACAGAGTCGACATATCCATATACCTGTTTGCTCGTTTCCGTCTTCCGGTTGACCCCATAATCGTCCGTATTCCATTCGACCGTGATCAGTTCCGCCGGCTCAGGGATTCTCATCTGAGACCACCGCCTTCCGGAGCTCATCGACCTGCAGACGATAGTCAGCCATATTGACCGAGATATCATTTGCGTCAACGCTGAACCGCGCACGAGCAAAGGACCGGACGCAGCCGAGGACGGAGTAATTTGTCTCGTCCCTGGCCACATCCGCGCTTACCCCTTTGTTGATCATGTCGGCCCGGCATTCTTCGATGATGTCTGTCAGCTCAGCGAGCACTTTCGCGTCTTCCGATACTGTCCGGACAGCGAACTTAATCTTGCTTAAATACGTTTCGCTTACGCTCATGCCGGACCTCCTTTACTCGATCAGGCCTGAGCAGCCTGCTTGATTACCTGCATGCCGTTAAGGACTACCAGATCAGCGTTTGCTGTCTGAGTGCCCTTGATGCCGATCATGTTGCGTTTGAAGTAGTCACCGCCTTCATCGGTCTCTACTGCGTAATTTCCCCACATGGGCATGTCGATCGTGCCGGGCTGGCCGTACAGCTGAGTACCAGCGGTCAGGCCATCGAGGATCCTGAAGGATACAGCCATGCCGCCCTCTTTGATGGTGCCGGTGGTGTTGGATTCATCAGAGAAAGTGATCTCATACAGAGCACGCTTCTCGTTTGTGCCACGGACAGCACCGAGAGTAGCCAGGTCAGCCTGGGAGATATAGAGCTTGCAAGCGCCCTTGCCCTTGATGGGACGGAAGCCCAGGACAGTATTGCGCAGGAAGTTCTGATCCAGTGCTCTGGAGAAGATGGCCTGCTTGAGGCTGGAAGCCTGGATAGCGGTAACGATCTTTGTGGAAGCGAAATCTCTCAGAGCTGCTACAGCTGCATCTTCGA